TCATGCCTGACCTAACACCAAAACTGGGGATAAAGAAGCCACTCGGGAACGAAACAGTGTCCAGAGCAGCCTTCAACGAAAACTGGGATATAATAGACGCTAATGTAGTAGCCGACAAAGGCGGCGTCCCCTCCATCCAAGCTGGCTTGGATGCGGGAAAACCCGCTCCTGGCACCGCCGGCAGGCTGTATGTGGCAACAGATACGCAGATTATATACAGAGATACCGGCACGGCTTGGCAGAAAGTTGGCGCCGTGAAGTGGGGAGATATTGAGGGTAAACCTACAAGTTTTACGCCTTCGGCGCATAAATCTACTCATGCCAGCGGAGGTAGTGATGCTCTCACCCCTGCAGATATTGGCGCAGTCAACAAAGCAGGGGATACAATGACGGGAGAATTAACAGCGCCACGTTTTATATCTAATGTATCAACAGGGACAGCACCATTACAAGTATCGTCTACGACAGTAGTTAGTAATCTTAATACCGATAAACTTGATGGATATGATGCAGGAAATTCCAGTGGAAATATTCCTATTTCAAATGGAACAGTAAATACTAATTTAAATGCTGACATGACAGATGGTATTCATTTCCGAATTAGTGATGGAGTATTACAATACAATGATGGAACGGGGTGGAAAAATGTTATGACGAGCGTTATAAAAAGTATTCAAAGAGGAGTTATCGAAAGCAACGCAACAGGAGATATTAATATAACAATAAATGCTGTAGATATTAACAAGGCTGTAGTTATTACAAGTGGAGATGGAGCAGCATTTGGATTTAACGACTCTACAAGTGGTAATGGTCAATCTAGATATATCGTTCTTACAAATAGTACTACTCTAACAATAAAACAAAGATATTTTGATTGGGATGATGGTACTTGGTCTAATAGGAAAGGCGTTTCACTTGCGTGGCAAGTAATAGAATATGTATAAGGAGGTGAAATAATTATGGAATACAAGAATTATTTACAATTCGATGGTAATAAGGTTATTGGGTATAGCACATTAGTTGCTTTTCAAGACGGTCAAATACCAGCAAACTTAATGGAAGCAGGTACTTTAACACAAGAAGAAACGCTTGGTAAATATTACAATCCTGCTGATGGTAAATTTTACTCACAGTACGACTGGAAAACGGGCACATATAGTAATTAAAAATAGCAGCTAAGCAATAGCTGTTATTTTTATGCAGAAAGGAGCATACAAAATGGAACTTGAAGAGAAGGTGAACGATATGGAAGTACAAATTGCAAAGCATAGCGAAAGAATCAGTAAGCTCGAGGAATGGCAGGCAAAACAGAATGGAAGCCTGCAACGATTGGAAACGAAAGTAGATGGTATCTACACATGGTTGATAGGTTTGATGGGTGGCATGATTGTTTCCCTAATAATGCTGGTTGTGAACATTTTTGGGAGGTAAGTAATATGCGATATTCTAAGCTTATTGTCGCACTTGTAATATTGCTAAACACAATCTTTACGGCAGCAGTTTTGTACGTTTTCCTGCGGGTAGGCACAGAACCTACAACACTCATCGGAGCATGGTTTGCTTTTACCACGGGTGAGTTATGGCTACTGGCAGGCATAAAGAAACATGAAATACGTTTTGGAGACAAAGAGAAAGAAGGTGATGGTGAGAATGGCATATAAAATTTTTTTAGACCCCGGACATGGCGGCAAAGACCCGGGAGCTGTTGCAAATGAACTAAAAGAAAAGGATATAACGCTAGAAATTTCTAAAATGATACGTCAATATCTATTAAACAACTACGCAAACGTAGAGGTACGTTTAAGCCGTGATTTTGATGCCTTTCTAGACCTTTCCGACAGAGCACAAAAGGCAAATACATGGGGAGCAGACATTTTTGTAAGCATACACATCAATTCTGGCGGGGGTACTGGTTTTGAGAGTTATGTACATCCAAACGCAAGCACAAACGCTATAAAACTACAAGAAAACATCCACAACGAAGTAATAAAAGTTACATCTCTCACAAATAGAGGTATGAAGAGAGCTAATTTTGCAGTTTTAAGACTTTCTAAAATGCCCGCTATACTAACAGAGAATGGCTTTATCGACAACATAAACGACGCAAATAAGCTTAAAGACAAAACTTTTCTACAAAAGGTAGCTACTGCACATGCGGAAGGTATAGCAAGGTATTTCGGTTTAACAAAAAAACAAGGGAGTGACGCAGATATGACAAAAACAAAAGTATTGTTCGAAGGTAAGGAGCTTGAAGGGTTTATTATAGATGGCAAAGCTTACGCAGAAGTAAGAAAGCTTTGTGAAATGCTTGGGCTTAAAGTAACATGGAATGCACAGAAAGGAATTGTGGAGGTGTCGAAATGAACTGGAAGCAAAAACTGACGAGTAGAAAATTTTGGGTAGCCGTTGCAACGGCTGTTTTTATTATTTTGTCAGAAGGCTTAGGCTTTAATATAGACAGTGACTTATACTGGAAAATTGTCGCTCTTGCACTTGGCTACGTCTTCGGCGAGGCGGCGGTAGATATTGCAAGAGCAAAACAGCAGTAATCCTCTTCCTTGTATTTGAGGCCCAAAAAGGGCCTCTTTTTTTTATGCGCAAATGTGGTATAATTATATGTGAACCACTGAAAACACGAATGTGTCGTAGGTGGTGCAATGCCCTGCAAATCCGAATAGGAAATGCGGGGCTTCTTTTTTTATGTCTTCATGAGGCGGATATATATTTCTATGCTTGTTCAATTTTCTCCTGTTCTAGGGAAAATACAAACGATTACATAGATATAAAATAAAAAGGGCTCCACGCCCTTACACTCCTGAATAATTTAAATCTATTTCTCCTCCCCTAAAATTTTATTGCCTTCTCAGTTAAATGTAAATTGTGGATTTAAACCTGTACGATTCAGCTCCACCATTCAAATCCACAATAAATTGGATTTCTATTTCATTTTCATAAACAACGATTTTTCGAATGTAGGTCTGGATGATACGTTTTTGTTCGTCCAGATCTCTATTTTTTATATCGGCGTCTTTGAGAATATACGACCTGATTTCTTCTATTGACGGCGAATTTATTTGCGCCTGAAATTCGGCCTCTTTCAGACGGCGCAAAACAACCGCTTTTTGCTGTTCAAGTTGATCCATTTTTTCTTTGAAACTGGGATGATAAAGTCCCTTTGCAACAGCATCTACAATGTTATCAATCTGCTGTTGTATTGTCGCAAGTTCTCTATTGAGTGATTGTATATCATTTTTAATTGTGTTATATTGAGACTGAGCAAAAGCGTAGATTTTCTCGGCAATTTTTTGAACAGACTCCTCATTAAAAAGCTGCTTTTCCAGTTCTTCTATGACTTTATTTTCTACAAATCTGGCATTAACTGATCTCATAGTGCATGTCTTTTTTCTTTTGCGCGTTGAACATTCGTATGATAAATATTTTTTCTTCTTATTCCCGCCAGAAAAACGTCTATTTCCTACCATTGTGCCTCCGCACTCCCCACAGTATATCAATCCGGTCAACAAATATGTTTCTTTTGCTTTATTAGCAGCCGGATTTCTTTTATTTTTTTTCATTCTCTCTTGCACCGCCTCCCATAATTCATCAGAGATTATGCGTGGCATCCCATTTTCTATTCTTATAATTTCGTCCTCAGGTTTTGATTTATGATTGTTTCGCTTGCCATTCTCGTCTTTGGGTGCAGACCTATTATAAATGTAAACACCACGGTATTTTTCATTACACAAAATATTATGAATGCTGTTTTTACCAAATTTTTGATTAGCTTTGGTTCGATAACCCTCTGCATTTAGCCTGTCAATAATTTGGTTATAGCTATACCCTGCTGCATACATTTCAAAGATTAATTTCACTACTTTAGCTTCCTGCTCATTTATTACATACGTTTTATCCGGAGCAACGTCATAACCTAAAGGAGGAGTACCGCCTGTATGCTTACATTGTAGAGCCGTTTCTTTTAACCCTTTCATTACCTCCCTCGCAAGGTTTTTAGAATAATATTCGGCCATACCTTCTAAGACACTTTCCAAGATAATGCTTTCAGGACTGTCATCTAACTGCTCAAGCACTGAAATGAGCTTTACGCCATTCTTTTTGAGCTGTCTTTTATAAAATGCACTGTCATAACGATCCCGGGAAAACCTGTCCAATTTATGCACAATAACAGCTTCAAATAAACCCAAAGCGCTATCTTTTATCATTTGTAAAAATCCTGGCCTGTTATCGGTTGTTGCGCTTTTAGCCTCATCGGTATATATCTTTACTAGCTGAATATTATTCTTTTCACAATACTCTTTTATAGCTCTCAGCTGAGCCTCAATACTTTCTTCTCTTTGATTATCGCTGGAATATCTTGCGTATGCAGCTGCTTTCATTTTGTAACACCTC